CAGGGTCAATACCAGCAAAAATTGCAGGAGCTCCGTCCCATTTAATCGTAAGTGCAGTTTCACCTTCACCTACACCGTCTAATACGTTTCTGCATGATTGTATTGCAGCCATTGCACCAGCATCACCTCTCTCAAATATATCTTCATCAACATGTGTAAGATGTAGATTCTGCTCGCTGTTAGCCATTTCCAATAAGTATTCATTAACCGCCAAATTCATGTCCTGCAACTCTTTTCATTTGTTTTTTAAATTCTGCAAAGGATGGTTTATCTTTATATAGTTTTATACTGATCTCATCTCTATCCTTACCCTTAATTCTCCACATTAGACCTTTGTTCTTATGTTCTGGCTTAGTAGTTTTTACTACACGTCTTTTATAACCAGCTTCCCACGACTCTGTACCTTCTGCAAAATCTTCAGACTTTTTGTTCTTATCTATCCATGATTGATAAGTCTTATGTGCTGCAGCTAAGTCTTTCTTTTTCTCTGGGTCTTTAGCATCTCTTGCGGCAAACTTTGCTCTTTGTGACATTGCAATCGCTGCCTGCATTTTATGTGCATCTGTCTTACCTGAACCTTCAATCTTGTTAAGACTTTGTCTTGCTTTTGCCGCATCAGTAAAACCAAGACCGTGAATAGTACCTTTAGGATTTTCGTCAGTGTATAAATCACTATGCTTACTACTATTTGCCTTTTGACCAGGTTTTCTAGGAACTCTTTTATTATCTTCACCAAAAGAACCAAAACTAATTAGTTCTCTATTTGATATAATCTCAAAGAATGTCTTTGATTCTTTCTGATTAATTTTGTTATAGTTGCTGAGCTCTACTTCTGACATTGTAGGTCTGTATGTAAATACTTTTTCTAGCGGATTTAACATTATTTGACCAGTAGTTCTCATTACACCTTTACCTTTATTGATTCTAATAGGATTTAGCTGTGGGTCTTTTTCAGGTGCTACACCTAATGCGTTCAATAATGCTTGTGGATCCTTTGCTTTCTTAACTTCTTTTGTTGCTATCTTCAATCTGCTTTCAGATGATATTCTATCAGGCCTTTGATCTGGGTCTTTCATATCATATCCAGTCCATGGTAGTAGTATACCATGATTTGTTCTTACACATATATCAGATGGACTTATTTTCTTGACTATACTATGATATTTTTGATTTGGTTTTTCGAAGTTTGTATATGCTGATTCTATAAGATAGCATTCTTTACCATCTGTAATAAGAGTATTACCAGGAATCTGTGAATCTAATAATGATTTGATTGCACCTTTTACAGTCTTTTGATATAGTGCTCTTCTAATTCTTTGACCATCTGGAGATGTCCAGTTCTGAGAATCAGATGCTCTACCACCACCTTCTTTCTCATCTTTTTTTACCATTACTGAAGCAGATACAATACAAAGACCTGTTTCATTAAGGCCTTCACTATAACCTGTAGTGGTATCTCGCAGGAATAATCTTTCGATTCCTGATCTTTGTGACTGAACTAATTTTACCTCAGTTGGATAATTACGATCTCTATTCTTAACTAATATCCAACCGTGGCCTTTAAAGTGCTTTGCAGCAACTACACACATTTACTCACCGTTTAAACGAGTATTTACAGTGTCCCAATTAATAATATCAAATACAGAATCTATAAATGCTGCTCTATCATGACCGAAAGTATATGCATAGGCATGTTCCCAACAATCAATAATCATAGCAACATTATCTACAATTCTATAATTAGGTATTATATTCACATATCCTTGCATGTTCATAAATACCCATCCAGAACCTTGTAATCTAGAAGCTTGTTCTTGTACTTGCTTCTTAAAATTATTAAAGTTCCCATATCTTTGAGTTATGATATGTTCCGCTTTTCCAATAGGGACATTTGTATCTCTTCGTTCCCTTAAATTTTCGAAGTACAACTTATGAAGATGTGCTCCGGCTTTATTAAATGCAAAATCACCAACACCTTGGTTGAAGTCATCTACAAGTTTTTTGTAGATCTTATTATAATGTATATCAAAACCAACTTCATTAATTGCTGGCTTTAATTGGCCAATATCGTGACCAAACTTCACGCATTCCAATGGTGACATACTCTACTCCGTTATCGCTTTAGCTTTTTCAGTTAGCTCTTTTGCTAGACTATTTAATTCTTTTACTTGTTCCTTTATGCTCTTTGCCTGCGATAATAGGTCTTCTTTTTGTTCTTTTGGAGTAGGTTCAGGGATAGGATCGGATACTAATCCAATATCAGGATATGCAGCATTTACTACATCAATTGTAATATCATACTTCTCATCTAACTTACCATCTTTAGCTAACACTATTACATTTGCTTCTTCAAGATCTAGTGCATCTAACATTTCAATAAAAAGATTTTCTCTTTTTAATTCTGGTAATTGTCTACCCTGTGCAGAGTCTACAAAATTAGGGAACATCTTTAAATAAGACCATAAAGCTTGTGGTGAATCACCATCTTTTCTTTCCTTATCAAAAGGTGGTTCACCTTCTGGTAGAAGAGACTTTATAGATTTATCAAAGTTCCATCTGAGTACATACTGTAGTGGTGTATGATTGTTATATTTAGTGTTGATTAAATCAACTTTTCTTTGTTTAGTAGTACATGAATCTAGTTCTTCTAGAATCTCGTATACTTGTGCATCTTGTGTTTTCATAATATCCTTTATATGTTTTTTCTTACCGTATCAAATGCTTTTTTAGCATCTGGTTTTTTAATTAATGATGGTAAACCTTTCTCAAAAGAATCGTAGTCATCATCTTTTGCGAACTGTCTCATCTTGCTTGCAGACATTCCAGATACACCTTCAGCGTCAGGGTCTCTTTCACCTGCAGATACTATAGTTATACTAGAATATGTGTAATCTTTTCCATTATATTTGTTTAAGAGTGTTTCAAATTCTGCTACTCTATCTGAGCCGACCACCAATACCATATCATCATACTTCTTTTCAAGCTCTTTCATAAGCTCAATAATAGTTCTACTCTTATGATCTTGCACAATATTACCAAAAGCTTTCTTTGCAAGCTTCAGTTTATCTCTATATGGAAGTGGGTCTTTGGGTTTCTTGAATGTTTTTGTTAGATAAATGAAAGGCTTCCCTTTATGAATACGGGAAGCCTTTCTTACTTTGTTAACCAGTTTCTCATGACCTGCAGTTGGTGGGTTCATTCTGCCCCAAGTAATAACCGCTGTTGCCATAATTAACTACCTTTAGATTTTAAATTTAGCTGCTGGTGCATCTACTACTGTTCCAGCAAACTCAATATCTTGACCTTTATGCTGTTGGTTTGAAGTTGTATATTTCCAAGCTGCTGTACCGTCAAAACCTTGCCAGTTTCCTGATACCGGACGAATCTGAATATCATTGTTTCCATCTGTTTTGCCAGTGACATAACCTTCATAATAAACTCCACCACCTTGAACTGCTACAACATAGTCTCCTATGCCACAGTCAGAATCTCTAGTTGCGAAGCTTAAAGTGTATATACCATTTTCAACCTGAACATCAGTAGAAGTTCCTAGGTCTGTACCGAATACGCCTTCACCATCAGAATCTGCAATTGATGTAGGTCCTTTAGATGAATCACCTTTCATGTACCAACCTGGCAGTGCTTCTAGAATCTCTAATGATTTGACTGTTCCTTTGTTTCCATCGGAATCGCTAGTAGCTACTGTGTTCGGGCTTGCTTTTCTAGAAGTGACTGCATGAGTGACTCCAAAACCGCCGACTGTAGCTAATGTATTATCGTCAGAATCAGTAGTTCCAGTGGTAGTCGTATCAATAGATCCTACATACTGCAGAGATGTCTCTGAGTCTGAACCTCTAAATACGAATGGTTTTCTATAACCTTTATATGCCATTTGGAGTCTCCTTAAATAATGTTAAATTGTCGACAATATATTTATTATTTGCGAACTTCAAAATCTGTTAAAGATTCTAAATGCAGCTTCATTTGGTGTTTCATGAGATATGACATCCATGACTGTATAGAACCAAAGGATTCACCATTATATTGCTTCATGATCTCTTCTTTTTTCAGCTCAGGAGTCTCTGCAAGATCAATAAGTGTCTTATTTCTAATAAATCTACGTTGTACTTGTAGTGGCCATTGTAATGGATCACCTTTTAACATTGTCATTTGCTTCTTTGTGACTGGTGTTTGTCTAGCACCTTCAGTAATAAGTACCTCATCTTCAGATAATACATTTGGAACACCATCACCAGTATCACCTTTACAGATCTTTTCAAATAGTTCATCTTCAGGATTATCTGATTTAACCCATTTTTTCTGTATGTTTGACCACTGTTTGACATTGGGATACTTCTGTAATTGTTTGAAATCACCATCAGGAGATACAATAAGTATTGGTTCAGGTTCTAGTATCTTTAAACCCTTAAAATATCCATTAGTCTTCTCTACAATAGTACCAATACAATCATCAGCTTCACATGTATCTACCCATATACATTTAAATGGACTATACTGTATAATATCATCACGTACCTGATTAATCATCTTAAATATACCATCCCAATCATGTATACTATTACTTCTATTCTTTCTACGATTGGCTTTATATGGTGCAAAATATTCTCTACGCCATGAATTAGCAGCATCCATACATACTATAGTTTCACCAAAATCATCTCTATAATCAGCATTATATTTACGTATAATGTTAATCATTGTATGCCTAATAAGGTTTCTATCCTCATCAAACTCCTCGATACGTGGAAACATAGCTGACATTGCTATTGAACTGAAATCTAATAAAATCATATTATCTCCTTTGCTATTATTATTATACTAATTCCAGTGTCTAATTACACCACCGATAATGAAAATACATGTAATGATTTCTAATATACTCTTAAAGTAAGATTTAGGACCAATCAATATTAAGAGTTGGTTGAGCAGTTTCAGGGTTTTTGGCTGCATGGTTTTGTGCTTCTATATGTGTAGGTTGGTCTTTAATATCAGTGACTTTCATGTGGGCATAATCGACACCCAGCAGCCAATTTTTTCTGTCTGCTGGGTCACCATATCGATTTTTAAGTTGACTAAAACGAATCATATTGTCATTGCGAAGCTGATCGTTTGTAGTCATAGCAAAGAAATAATCTGCGGTCATCGGCAAACCAAATGATTCTGAAACATCGGTCATACCGACATCAGCATCATTCATTCCTTGTCTATTTGTTTGTGTAGCAGTTAATACAGGAACATTGAATTCCATAGCTAGAGCACGAAGTTCTTCAGCAATAGCTTTTATTTTCTCATAACTATTTGCATTCTTAGATACGCCTAGTGAATTACAAATATTGAGATAGTCTACACAAATAACGTCTGGCATAAATGTTTTCTTCATATCTAGTTCTTTAAGTAAAGATCTGAAATGAGCAGCAGTAGCCATGCCAGTAGGATATTCTTTAACTACTAATCTGCCTTGTGTTTTAGTTCTTAAGGTTTGAAATCTTTTTAGGAAGTTATCTTTACCTACAGAATCTAATTCTTCTTGACTCATATCGAGTAAATTCTGGTCAATTCTTTGTGCAATCTTTTCTTCAGCCATTTCCATAGTAATATAAAGAATATTCTTACCACGTTCAAGTAAACTTGATGATATAGAACACATGAATAAAGATTTACCTACACCAGTACCGGCCATAATAACACCAAGTGTTTTTTCAGGTATACCACCACGTAGTATGTAATCAAAATGTTCAAGGCCGGTTTCTAATTTGTTTTCTTTCTTATTATAGTAATCCCATCTTTCTTCAACTTCTTCTGTATAATCATGACCTACAGATTTATCAAATGAAGTACCAATTGCTTCATGTAATAATTCAGGTAATGCTGTCATTGGAGTTTTCTTGTCATCACCACCAATAACATTAACTGCTTTATATACAGCATTTACAATAGCACGCTCTTGACACCATTGTTCTGTTTTATTTACTAACCATTCTGTTTTATTGATTGGTTGAATATCTTTACTTAAGAATTCTTGTATAGAGTTATAGATTGGTTCAGTTAGATCTGTTCTTGATTCAACTTCAATCTTAAGTGCAGCAGAACTAGGTAATGCATTATTCTTATTGAAGTATCTTATAATTTCTTCAAGCACAACTTTTTCATGCTTTTCTGTGAAGTAATCATCTTTAAGGAATGGTGCAACTTTTCTACAATAGTCTTCATTGACCATCATATTGTATAAGATACCTTTTCTTAGTTCTGTTGAATCAACACTCATGGTTTGATTATACTCGGACTTTCATTCTTTTTAACATTTAATATATCAGCAATAATATCTGATGCCATTGCCTGAAACTTATCTTCTCTAGCATACTTTTCTGCATCTTCTATAGTAAGAAACTCTACCATAAAATTAAACTTATCTTCTTTCAGATTCA